AGATATCCTTTTGCTTCGAATAACTCAATCAATCCACTATGCGGATCCATGCCTGTTTCATATGGTATTTCAACTTGTACACTTTCGAACGGTTTATTGTAACGTGTTTTCATTACCTTACACGCCGCTCTAATACCATGTACTTGTGAAGTTTTATTACCGTCTGCATCTACTTTAAGTTTAAGTTTCTTAATAGCTACAACAATACTAGAAGCATATACAAACCCTTGTCCACCGCTGATCTTATCGTCTGGATCAAACATATCTTGTGATGCATATGTGTGATTAGTACATACCATACCTACGTTATAACTACCAATCATGTTAACTGTGTTACGAACAAGTGCAGTCAATGCCTTAGGCTTACGACCCATATCACCTTTCATATCACCTTTTTGGAACTGGTCAACGTCTGTAGGTGTTAGTAACATACCTAACGAATCAATTACAAATAATACTTTAGGACGTTCTTCTTCTGCCATATCACGATATTCTTTCATAAATTCTGATACTGTTCTAGCAACATCATCAATCATGCTCATGTTAAGTTTAAGAAGTTTTTCTTCTGAAGTATCTACGTCAAGTGCTTGTAGCCACGCTTCGTCAAGTGCGTTCTCTGAGTCAACTAATACTACAAAGATGCCTTGTTCCTGTGCAGCCTTTACAATATTTGCTGAACAGAAGTAACTCTTACCACTACCTGATTCACCTGCAAATACTGTTACCTTACCAAGCGGAACACCTTTATTAAAGTCGCCACTTACAAGATAGTTTAGTGCAAAGTTTCCTGTGCTGACCCAATCAGTTGGATCATTAAAGCCAATACCAAGGCCGTCAATGCTCTTAGTGATTGTCTTTCTGAATTTACTTATGTCAAATGCTTTTGCCATTTTTACCTTTCCTATGTGTTAGAGTGTAGTGTAGAAGATCTCGCTGGATACCGAAAGGAGATTTTAGCCGGAACTTCCACATACACAATTAATTAACTAGCGTTTCTGCTTCTAATCATTGCAAGAATATCTTGCGCTCTGTTAGAACCATCGCCTTCACTTGCCGCAGCCTCTTGTGCTGTTGCAGTTGCAGCCGCTGGTGCCGCTTCTGCTACTGGTGCTGCCGGAGCCGCTTCAGGTGCAGGAGTTGCTGCTGGTGCTGGTGTTGCTGGTGTTGATGGAGTATATGCCTTGTTAGGATCTCCAGTACGTGACGCCATACCTGCTGGCTTAAAGTACTGACCCCAACGGTCCATATCATATGCCTCACCGTCTACTGACGCTTCGAACATCTCTTTCATAACCTTTAACTCAACCTCACCAGGTTTCTTTGGAAGGAAATCTGACATGTTGTAAAGACCATGCGTTTCGATTGCTGCCTTTTCAGTATCACTTAATGCACGTTCTTTACGTGACCAAGATGATGTAGAATAGTCTGCATAGCCGCCTTTAGAAGTTTTCTTAACTCTAAAGTCAACGCCACGCATATAGTCTGTTGGCAGTTCTTCAAGTTCAGGATCCATTAATGCACCTTTAATGATCTGGAAGATCTGTGGTCCAATAATAAATCTACGGATTGGGTTTTCCGGAGAACTTTCTTCGTTTAACGGGTCTTCAGTAACAAACCCTTGGAATACATATGAACGTTTTTTCCAATACTTACGTCCCATATCTTCTAAAGATTTATCTTTGAACCATGGTCGAACTTCTGTTAAGATCGGACATGGTGTGCCGTCGTTATACATTTCCATACATGGAACTTGTACAATTACCTGACGTGAGTCAGTGTCGCCTTTTACTCCAGCAAACGGAAGTTTAATCATTGCACGTTCTGCCCAAAAGAACGTATTAGATTGATCGCTGTCAGGTAAGAAACGAATTACTGCTTCTTTGCCTTCTTGCATATTCCAATGTGGGTAAATTGCGTTGTCTCCACCGGAAGAATTTCCAGTGTTACGATTGTTGGACTCTTGTAGTTTAGCCCTTATTTCTGCGAGTGATGCCATTTGTGCCTCCTATAGCCTTGTTATATGTTTTCACTTTCATGCCTAAGCATACGTATTATTATATGCTCTTTTATTTAGCCCGTCAACTGTTATTTTAACTAAAAGTGGTTTCATTCAGCCAAAAAGAAAGGAGACCGAAGTCTCCCTACTTAAATTATAACTTTGTGTTGTTATAGTGCCTTGTGCAATTGAGCAACTAGCTTTGCTTTAGTCAGCCTTCTATCTAATTCAATGCCGTTATCTCTGCCTAATTCTTCTAACTTAACTTTTGTCATTTTTGATAACTCAGCTTTAGTTACTTTCTTAGCTTTTGCTGGGGCCTTTTCTTTCACTTCGTCCTTTAGTACCAAAGGTTCTACTGGTGAAGTGAACAGCTTTTTAATCCAGTTAAACATATTCTTCTCCGTTAATGAGTATTATTTAAGTCTTTTAGTAAGCGCCAGCTAAGGTTTTGATTCTTTCGAGTTCTTCGAGTTCTTCTGCCCCTTGCTCTTGTGCCGGTGCCATTCGTTCTACCATCTTACGAGCAACTTGTCCTGCATGTTCGCCGAACTTCTTGTCTACCATAGTAGCAACGCCTTCTGGACCTTTTGGAAATGTGCCACTATTTTTATCGTACATACTTACAATAAATTGTGCTACTTCGTTAATATCATATGACTTACCGTCTACTTTGAATTCTTTTTTGCCTGCTTTCTTAGCTTTGTCTAGTTCGCCGGAAAACTTGTTTCCTTCGCCAAAATCTGGCTCATCTTGTTTTTCAATATGATTGCCTTCGTCATCAAAGTCTGTGTCAACCATATCAATTGCAAACATAGCATCAGCTGCGTCATACTTGCCGTTTCTAATTGCATCTTTAACTTTGTCTTTTGGCATTTTTAATTTTTGATCTTCGTCTGTAAAGTCACCTAAAATTTCTTCAGCACCAATTAACGCATCACTTACTCTACCTTCTTGTTGCGTTCCTTCGTGTTGTTTATGATCTGCATTATCGTACATTTCTTGTGCGTCCTCCTGACAAGCTGCCATTAACTCGTCCATGTCTTGCATTTCAAGATCCATGTCAGCATCAAAACCTAATTTACTGTTACCATCCATTTGGCAGTCTAGTGATATTGATTTAGGATCAACTATAATGTTTGCTGGACCATCTTCGTTTTCAATTTTTGCTTTATACGATACAGTGCAAGGTGTCATTTCGCCGTCATCGCCTGTTCCATCCCATTGAAACTCGCCTTCGAACTCGTCTGGCATAAAGCCTTCCATTGGTGGCTCAGATTGATCAGCACTTACTGCTGGTTCATCTGCCATATCACCAAAGTCTAATGATTCTAATTGCTCAGGTGCATTTTCTTCAACCCATGCTTTAACTAATGGGCGAGCATCTCCGTTAGGATCTTCTTTTGCCTTCATTTTAATATCGTTAAACAGTCTGTTGTCTTCGATAATACCTTTTAAACTTTGAATAGCATTTGTGCCATCTACGCCTACTGGAAAGTCTTGGTTTACTAATTCATTTAGACTTGCAACTGCCTCTTTAATTTCTTCGTCGCTACCTGTTGTAAGAGGTGAATCTTCACCTAGTGCCATTGCCCAATTTTCAAATGCTGCAAACGGATCACTTGCTTCGTCCATATCATGTATGCCATTACCATTGTTATCAACCCAATGACTACCATTTTCATCGTGTGAGTCATGCTCACAATCAGTTGTAGGTTTGTGCATTACATCATTACAATCTTTACAGTGATATTTGTCTGATTCGTTTTTTGTCATTTCGACTATGTCGTCATAGCCTACAATTTCATCTTCTTTCATTAGTCTATATAGTACTGGAAATACTGATGTTAAATCTTCTTTGAAATTTCTAATAGTGAATTGATCTTTAAACTGTTCCATTACATCATCTGGTACTTCCATTGCCTCTGGTGCCTGGAAACCTTCTACGTATGATTCATAGTGAGGTTGTTTAGCTATTTTTGCAATTCTTTCTCTTAAACTATCAAGCTGGCCTTTGCTACGTTCAACAACTGAATTTGTGTCGGAGTTCATTAAGTCGTTACGTACAACATAGCCTGTGAAACTTTTTAATTGTGCAATTTCTTCACTCATTTTAATAATGCTTTCACCAATTGCATCGTATGGAGCACCACCATTTGCAACGTGTCTTTGCATAGCTCTTGCGCCTGCTAAGTGAATAAAAGGATATTTAAATCTTTCACCTTGTGAGTTTTCAACAAATAAAGCAGCAATATTTCTTGATCTATCACCTGGCTTCATTTCTGTATCATCAGCAAGTGTTTTACTATGCTTGATGATTAATCTTGTATCTTCCAGCTTTTGGAAGCTCTGTTTCTTAGTCCCGTATAAGGTGCTCTCGTTCATTTTATTCTCTCCGACTGGTTTTACTATTGTGTCATTATCCGCTTGTGGGTTTGAGTATTGACTTAGGAATGCATAATCCCTTTGGTCTAGATTGTCTTTAGCAATGTCTCTAGTATCAAATGCTAGTAGTCGACGCTTACTAAACTTTCTTAATTCTTTTAGAAATCCGTACCAATTGTCTTTTTGTGGATCATCCATGCCTTCAGTAATACCATTTGAAAAGTATACTTTCATTGAATTTGGTTCAGCAAGGCTAATACTCACGTGTCCAATATTCTTATCACCTTCATTATAATCAAAGTCAAAGAATCTGGCCTGCTCCGGGTTGATAGTAATTGACCCAGCGTCATCTCCTAATTTTAAACCTTTAAATCTACTTCTAATTTTATAGAACAGATCGGTTGCTATGTTGTTAGTTGCGTCCATATAACTATTTATCAAAATCCTGTACTTACGAAGATCGGCATTGGGAACTGATCTTCTGTCATTCTTTCCGTCATTTTATCGTATATTTTAGGATCCCAGTCAGATAATACATTGGCCATGCGTACAATTAATAATGTTGCAGCCACTAAATCGTCGTGTTCACCTGTTTTTGCACCGTACCCAACACCATGTGCTACGAATGTTTTTAGCTCTGATATGAGCGGTTTACTGTGTATTTTCATCTTATTCTTTTCTAATAAGTTTTTAAATCCGCTACATGCAGTAATCTTTGTTTTGTGTGTTGTGTTAAATCCTTTTCTATAACGTCTAACATGTCCTTTTCTCATAGGCTCACTTAAGAATAATCCGTTAAAGTTTTCTTCACCTATATCTGCAATAACAACTAATGCTGCTTCACCGATTGTATTATTCTCTACACTATAATATATTGTAGGACTTGCATTTCCGCCTGCTTCGCATTCTGTTTGGATGTACTGTAAAATTTCTCTTAGTGTTCTTATTTGCTGTTGTATTGGAGTTAAGTTATGTCTCCATTCTCCTACTTGTTCCATGCTAGGCATTTCAAATATTTGAATAGCACCATAGTCGCCGCCTGTACCTAAACTTGGATCCATACTTACTAGATATGTTGCTTTAGGATTAATTTTCTTATACCAGCGTGTTTGACCAGTATTCATGATAGGCTCTGATCCTTCTAGTTCTGCTAACTTAACACTATTAATAAGTGTTTCATCAAAGATTAAGAATTCACAATCAAACTCACGTCTAAAACGTTCGTCACCGATCTTTGCTTTTTCTTCTGCTGCCCAGGCTTCATCTCTATCTGGATGATCAACCCATG